GTGCAGATAAACCGGAATGGAGTTGCGATTTCCGATCCTCGATCCGTTGCGATGTAGAGCTGATATGGGCGGGTTTCTGCGGCGTATGGCCCCGCGGGCGTCGCAAAATATCCTACCAACCGATCGAATGGAATGCCGGCACTGAGTAGGCGCGAGCCGTAAGGCACATCGATCGCGGCTGGCCCGTGTGTGGTTGGGAGATTGTATCTCGCGATAATCATGGCGCGCCACCTTGGCGCTCTTGCCAGGCGCGTTGATCGGCTTCCACTTGTTCGCGGAGTGTGCGCTCGAGCCCCGCGCGCGCGGCTCGCTGGATGCGGCGGTGCTTGGAGCACAGCTCCCAAGTGACCGTGGGGTCAAGCAAATGCTGTACGCTGAACTGCAAAGCGCCCGTGGCGCCTGGATAGTTTTTGCCGTTTAGGTCGGGATATTGCTCCGCAAGAGCACGCTCCGCGAACGCTAGCGACGACTCGGCATGGCAGTGCAGGCAACGTTTTGATATGGCGCTCACGAATGCACAGTATAGCTAGCGCTGGCCATGTTGTGAAGTACAGGGCCCGCCCACCGGGCGCGGTGCAGCTCGAGCTCCGGTGCTCATGAGCTCATGAGCTCCCGTGCACCGGTGCTCATGAGCTCATGAGCACCGTTGACGGCTGTGGGTGTCGCAGCCGATAACGCTTGCATGTCTGCAGCCGCCCGCATTGCCGTCGCTCACACGGTCGCCAGGTCGCACCACACCGCCGGGCATGCCGCTATGCTCAAGCACCGCATGCGCGTGCTCGAGCGCCACGACGCACAAGCACGTGTGCCCAAGGGCCAGGCCGGCGGCGGACAGTTCACTAGCGGCGGCTCCGGTGGCGGCGGCGTACGTCGCACGCCGGAGGAACGCCAGGCCAAAGCCATTGCGTACTTGCAGCAGTCGGCCGCCAAGCGCGTGGCTCGCTCCGCAGCCGCAAAAGAGCGGGCTTCGCAGCAGCTGCTATTCAAGCGCGCTCCGAAGAAAACGGCACCGGAGGGCGGTTATACGCTCAATAAAGCCTTCCAAGGCGCGAGCGGTGCGAAAGCCGTAGCAGGCATCAAAAACAAGGCCATGGTGCACGAAAAGGGCGAGATCGCTTTGGCGGAGCACAAGGCACGCAAGGCCCGCACTGGTCGCACAGTGCCGCCATCGGCTGCGGCGCCATCGGCTGGCGCACCGCAGACACCGGCACGTCTGACGCCGGACATCACGATTAGAGGGCGTATGCCAACTAAGGGCGAGTACGCACAGCATTTAGAAATTTTGAAGGATGCGGCAGCCGGTAAAGCGTCAAAGCACCTTGCGGGCGAGATGAGCGATGAGCAGCACGCGGCTTGGGGGGCACTGCATCAGCATGGGCTGATGCATCAGCCCGCGGCCGGCGGAGCCCACCAGATTACGCCCAAGGGGCGGGAATACTTGTCGCAGCGGTCGGCGGCCGCCGCACCGGCCGCACCGGCATCGCCGATCATGAGCCAAAGCAAGGGCGAACACGCCGCAGCTGTCGAGCGGATCAAAAACGCGCCCAGAATCCACGGAGACAAGACGGAGCGACAGCTCGAGCAAGAGCTGCAACGCACGACCGCAAGCGAGGGTCACGCGGCGCAAGCTGTCGAGCGCATGCGCACTCGGGTGCAGGTGGCCGAAAAGGCCGGGCACATCGATGATGAGATGGATCGGCGCAAGCGGCTTGCCGATGAAACCGAGTCACACGCCACCGCTACGACACGCCGCAAAGAAGTGGAAAGCGAAATAGCGCACCGAGCGACGCAGGCGACAGCGCCGGCCAAGACTGCACCGGCAAGGCCATTAAGCGGAGTCAGTAACCACGATCTGGAATCCGCGCAAAATCAGCATATCAGCACCTTGACGCAAATGAGTCACGACGTAAGCGTGCGTGCGCGCCGCGCCGGTCAGAGCGCCGCGGATTTCGAGCATGACATCGCGGATCCGAGTCACCCGCAGCACGCAGTGCATCAACGATATCAAGCGGCGAAAGAAAACGTGCGATCGCATGTGGCGGAAACCGAGGACCGCAGGGAAACGCGCGAGCGGGAAACGGAAGCCACGGCGGCACGCGAAAGGGGCGAGCGGGCTGCAGGTCTGACAGAGCGTAAATACGCGCGCCCAATAGAGCGAGCATTGACCAAGGGTGAGCGCGATACAAACAAGCAGATCGATCAGCACGATCGGGAAGTCGAGCGCCTAGCATCGTCGATGGATAAGCTGAAAGATCCCGCGCGGCGTCGTGATGTAAACGCCCAGATCGATCGGGTGCATCGCGAGCGCGAAAGGCTCGAGCTGTCATTGGCACCCGGCGTGCGGAATGCACATGAAACGAATCAGGCCGTTGCACAGCGTGCGAAGTTGGCGAAGGCAGCCGAAAAACGCCGGGCCCGTGACGCGTGATAGCCGGGACGATCGCGATCATCGGTTCGCCCCGTGCAGGCAAAACCACGCTAGCGCAGCGCATGGCGGCGGATGATCCGTCGCTGGCCGTGGTGCACGCCGATGATCTGATCGGGCTTGGGTGGTCGGGTGCATCGGATGTGCTGGCGTCGATCATGCTCACGCCGCAGGGCCCTACGGTATACGAAGGTGTCGCGGTGGTGCGTGCCTTGCGAAAGGCCCTGCAAGCCCAGCCACACACGGCACCGGTGGCGCGCTGCGTCGTGCTCGAGCGGCCATGGTTGCGGCTCACGCCAGGCCAAGCCCGCATGCGCACTGCGTGTGCGACGATCCTGCGTGAAATCGAACCCGCCTTGCGCGCGCGTGGCGTCGCTATGGAGCGTCCGCAGTGAAAGGCTTGGCATCAGCCCTACGCACGCAAGCCGCGGTGCGTGGCATGCCGTACGTGCGCCAGGTCGCCCGCACCCGATGGCCGCGGCCGCGCTACCCACACCGGGAAGTGCTGATCTACCAGCGCAAGATCCGCTATTTTTGCCAGCAAGCCGAATACATCATCCGGCGAGACATCTTCCCGGCGCTGCCTCGATTGCTGGGCGAGGCGTCACGTGTGCCCGTGCCTACGGTGCTGCGGCGTGACGCAGCCGACGATATCGACGATGCAATCGCGAGCGCTGCCGCGGCCACCGCGCGCGCCATACCCGATGCGGATGTCGAAGCCGCCGCCAGGCAAACGGCTGTGCGCATGTCCGAATGGCAAGCGGACGAATTAGGGCGCCAGGTGCAGAAGGTGACGAAAGTCAACCTGTACGACGGTTCCACCGGGCTCGAACAACACCTTGATTTGTTCGTGACGGACAACGTCTCGCTGATCAAATCGATCCCGGCGGATCAACTCGCAGACGTCAAGGGCGTGATCACGCGCGGAGCTCGAGCGGGCAAGCACCACACCGAAGTCGCAGCAGAAATCGCCGCGAAATTTGGTGTATCCCGCAAGCGCGCGGCGCTGATCGCCAGCGACCAAATAGGCAAGCTAAACGGCGAGCTCAACCAAATACGCCAGCAAGGCCTAGGCGTGCGTCGGTACCGGTGGTCGTCGGTACAAGATCAACGCGTACGCGAGCGGCACAAGGTCTTGAACGGCTCGATCCAAGAATGGGCGGTGCCACCGATCGTCGACACTCAGACCATGGAACGCGGGCACCCTGGCCAGCCTATCCGGTGCCGCTGCGTGGCGATTCCGATTGTGGATGATGTCTTTGCGGATGCGGGCTTGATTGATCCTGGCGACGTCGAAACCACGCACCCGACTGCAGGCGAGCAACCCGGTTTGCAGTCGCCGCCGCAGCGCGTGCCCAGCATACCGCCGGCCAACGTGCCGGCGCCTACGTACCGCCCACCGCCGGCACCCACGCCGCCCACGGCGCCGCCAGCAGATCCACCGGTGGGCCAGCGCGCGCCCGTGGTCGCACCGGTTACGGCAGCTTTGCAGCGCCCAGCGGCCAACGATCGGGAGCTGCAGCGGGAGATCGACGCCCGGATGAAACGGGAAGTTGACCAAGCGATCGAGCGGGTGAATAGGTTGCGAGCGGAGCGCCGGGCCCTGGCTCGCCGGCTTGCCGCGGAGCTCGACACCGCCGCAGCCGCTGCCGAATCCGCAGCCGCAGCCGATGCTTTGGCCATCGCCGAAACCCGCGCCAGTGCAGGCTACAGGCGCGCTACCCAGCAATTTGCCGCTGCCGGAGCCGCCG